ACTTTGAGTAGTTGTGTTTTGAGCATGATGTTAGTTAGTGACGTAAGTTTGGGCGATTGCATCAGTCTTAAACTTTCTGCATAGTTTAAACAGCAGTTTTAAGTCATCCTTAATCACGTATTTAAACGATGATGATTCGATAATAAACTTATCATCCTCCAACCATACTTGTGGGAGTTGTTTTTTGTAGATAGGGAAGTCATTCATCAAACTAACTCCTGCTGATACTGCACCAATTGCTCCTCTACAACCTCATCCACTGCCTCTTGAATCACCTGATAGATGTAATCAATGTTGCCTACATCATCGAAGATACGTGCAATCAATGCAGGATCTTCTACCTGAGCATCATAATCGAACTCACCATTTTCATCCTTCATATGAATATCTTCCTTGGTATAAATCCAAGCGGCACATTCTGCATCTTCTCCCTGTTCTTTGATCATGCTATTAACACGGTCTTGAAGTTGTTTGAGAGTGTAGTTCATGATTAGAGTGAATGAGTGTTAGTTAGTGGGGAAGTTCTTACAGACAGCATCACATAGGACGCGAATTAAATCTTCCATATCATCTTCATTAATTTTATCATCCATATATTGTGATGTTATAATACAATCAATATCTTCCATTAGTTGTTCTCTTTGTGATAACATTTCAAGATCAGAGTTCATAAGAGTGTGAAGATAGGATTTGATTAGTGACATAATCACCAGCGAGTTTGAATCAGTGCAGAGTTGAAAAGTTGTGGTTCTAGGTGCATATCAGTCACTTCATACTTATAACCCTCAATACGATTCTCAACCTCTTTCTCAAACATACACTTATTGATATAAGACTTAGACTGCATTTTGTCGCAGAATGTGACAGTCTTATACATTAGACGCTCGCTGATAGTTCCATCAGAATACTTGACGGGATAGAAGTCAACAACCATGTGAGCGCCGTTTGCTGTGAGTTGCATTGGGTTGAGTCCGTTTCTTTGACTCTCTTATAATACACGAAAACAAGAGCAGCACAACCGGGGCTGTGCCACTACCTCAACTGTCCACCTGTCGTGGCAAGGGATCTCGTGATGACATAAACTGATTTTTGTGCATTTTCATCCGGGGCGGGTGTTAGATCATCCATGCGGATTCCAATGCGGAAAAAATACTGAATGATGCTAACCTCCTACAATTGGATTGACTGCTATCACTTTTGCCTTAGGATTACGTGCTATTGCTGTTTCTCTTGCATCCTGATGATTGCTGGCATAAACTTCCTCTTTGAAGACTCTGCCGCCAACATACAACTGAACTTCCCATTTCATAGCGGTGAAAACAATTTAGTAGATGAGATGATTAACAAGAACGTGAGCATGATTACCACGTCCCATGATTTTGTTCTGATGAAGAATGGCACTGAGATAGCATCACCGATGAACTGCATAATCACTCCCAATGATAGATTTACATGGAGAATGATGAAATATGCAGTGACCACAAGAAATGATCCTATGATTCTACCGGCGGTGTCAATCTTCATCGTACATAAAGGAATGAACCATAACGATCTACAATTTCGGGGTTATCAACTAGGAACTCAATAAAGAATCGAATACCTTTTGCAGGTGCTTTATATGATGCTGGTTTGTAACATGCACCAGACTCTTTGTCGATGAACATAAACACACCGTTATCTGTAGTTAAACCATGACGGTGCATTCTAATGTTTTTCACTTTGATATATTTTTTACCTACACTATATTCTAACTTAGAATATGATTCAAATTTAGTTATATCAAGTTTCCATTGATTGTTGACAACTTCAAGCAAACATTCGGTCAGATATTCGGTTTTGAATTGTGGAGCACAGAAAGTCATTTGTTTGAATAAAGAAAGTTTTTGAAGCGATTAGAAGCGATTAATCGCTTCAGAAAGGGTTAGACCATGATTCGTACTTCTTCATGGTGATGTAACCTTCTTTGCAAAGTGAATCAGTAAAGTATGACCATTCTTCACGCTTTGCGATAGAATCGCCTTCCAATCTTGGATTTGACAGGGTGGCACACTTCCAGTTGTAACGAAACTGCTCCAGTGCTTGTGCTTTGGTGGTGCTTCGCATCGGTTGCTTTCCTTTGACTCTTTAATAATACACGATTTTGGTGCCCTGTGGGGGAATGGTGGACACATTACCGATTGGCACATCCAACTAAGTATCCTATTGCAAAACAATCTAAACTTTTTTGTGCCATATATGCCTTACGTTTTAGACACTTAATTGCAAGTTTCTCTTGATCATCTTTGCGTTTCTGCTTACAATCTTCATCAATGATATTTTGAATATCATCAATTATTTTTTGAAATTTAACTTTCTCAGTATCATCAATTAGAGTCTGTGCTTTCTTTAACTTGATTTGAATAATTTTACGGTTTGCATAATCATCATCCAAACCACTGTTAATTTCGAACTTAGCACAATCTACATCATTCAACAACTCATCAACAGAAAAATTTGTTGTCTCTACTTGATCATAACTGATTTCAATCTTATTGAAATAATCAATCATTTCAGGAAGAACTTTCTCCTCAAAATAATCATTACTGAACTCAAACCACTCTCCACCAGTATTAAACTTTTTGTAAAGTTTATGAAAATGACCTTCATGAGTATAAGCATCTTTACCTGCTTCAAATGTACGAATCAAATGAATAGGAAGAGGATTGCTAGTTTGAATGTCTTTGATTCTTCTTTTAGGATTATCACTCACACCAATTTTAATGTTTACTTTATTATAAATGCCACGGATTTCAGCAAACATAACATAAACATGAATTGGAGTGATTTTCATGAAGTATTCCTTTGACTCTCTTAATATACACGGTTTTGGTGCCCTGTGGGGGTTTGGTGGACACCTTACCAACTGTCACCCGTGGTTCTCCATAAACTCGTCGAGAGTGTAACCTTCTCCCGTTGATGTTTCTTCGATTAATTCCTCAATGGTGAGTGATTCCATGTCCTTTCGATATTCTTCTGGTGTTGGATCTTGTGGATCATAGTCATCGTGGCAGAGGTAATCCCACTCATGAACAAGTGCATCAATCAGTTGTTTTTTAGTGTAATCAGACATTTGCAAATCTACCTTTGTTGAAGTTTGCATGTGAAAACTGTTCACGATTGACGAGTTTGAACATACCAAACTTATTGATCTTGACATAACCCTCGCCACCACATTGTTGACGACCGATATATGCTTTGGGTCCGTTATTACGCATCATAAACAACAGGTCATCTTTGATTGACTTGACTAATGACCACAAACGAAGCACATTGATGTCGATTTCATTAGCAAACGCAAGCGCATCTAGCGTCAGTTCATCAATAACAAGACCCGCACGGATTACAGAATTTAGCTGTTGCTGAATCTGTTGCGATTGCTTGGGAGTAAGGAACTCACACATGTATGACATTTGCTTGGTAAATGCAACTATCTCATCGAAATCTTCATCAATCTCCCAGCAATCAGGTTGAACAAACTTACACGACTCGGTATCATCAAACATTGGAAAAACATCACCATCACTTACAACAAACGCATCCTTAAGTTCACCTGTAGTCGCATAGAATGTGTGTGGTGCGATGACAATGTTTTGATGGATTACTTCATCAAAGATGTAAGTAATCGTATTGGGGCAAAAAGTATCATCACCACCAAACCCAATAAAATCACCTTGAACAATCCCGTCGAAATCAGGAAGATAATCAAAGCAATGGTGTAGTATATCAGCAACATTGCCAGAATGATTCCGATCAATGTCACTATGACTTTCGTTAATCTTGATAAGTTTCTTATTAAAGACCGATTTTGTACCCACAAAGAATTGACCTGTCTGCGGATTCGTACCCCATACAATCGCAGGAGCGCCATCGATCTTCGTAGAGATTTCACCATCAGAAAGGAACCAATCAAGGACAGAAAGATCACCAGTCAGAATGGAATCTTCTGGGTGCTGGAGGTGTGTGTTTTTCATACTG